GAATCAGTGTCCGTGGCGTATCGCACCCACACCACCTCGTGGCCGTAGGCTCGGATGTTGTCGATGTCGCCGATCTTGGCGACCGGCAGCGTCGTCCCGACGTTGGGATTGGCGACGAACTTGAACGAGAGCGACCACGGACCGTTGCCACGCTGGTCGTCCCATTCGTGCGTCCCCGAGGCTCCGACGAACAAGACTTCGCCTTCCTCGAACGACCGGAACGGCGCTTTGTTCACGCTGCCGGTGAGGTAGGCGATGTTCTTGATGTAGGCGTTTGTGACGTACGAAGACGGCACGTCGTACGACTCCGTCCACGACAGGGCCGGCACCACTCTGTCGATGCCATTCACCCCGTTGTCATCGACGTTTATGGCCCCCTTGAAGTCGGCCGCGTCGTTCAATCCAGCCGGGCCATAGCTTCGCTGGCCCTTGTCGCCGTTGTTGTAGTCGAGGGCGTTGGTGATGTGCTGCGTGCCGCCGCTGGTGTCGAACGACCGCGCCCGCTTAAGCGGTGCCACCTGCGACGAATCGTCTGCCCCGATCTTCTCGTAGGCGATCGTCACCTTCCAGCAGTCGTCGCCTTGATACTCGACCGAATACGACTCAGCCCGCAGTCGAACAAGCGGCTGGCCTGGGTACTGCCAGAACGGGTAGAGCGACGAGATCGCTTGGTTGCACGAGGCGTGCAGGACGTTTTCATTCGACGTGCCGATCACGTTGAAGACGCGAGTCCGCGTCGATGCGTCCTTTCGGCCGAGGCGGAAGATCGTCGCCGACTGGCTCGTGCTGTCTTCGATCCATGTCAGTGCCATTACACGCCCACCTGTCCGGCCATTGCGGCCGCCTTGAGGTCTTCGCGGATCTTCTTCAGGGTGTCGAGCTGCTGCGCCGGGATCGAGCTGGCCCCCATCTGGCTGAGTCCCGCCGCCCCGAACTGCGCCGTGGTGGTCGCCTTCATCGACGACTCCGGATTGGCGACTGCGTTCGGCACCGGGAACCGATTGACTTGGTCTTGGAGATTCCGATTGGCGTCCGCCACCGCCTGGGCACGGGTGCCGACGTTGGCAGCCGTCCGGCCGGCACGCTCACGCCGCAGACGGTCCGCCTCTTCCGACATCGCCGCTTGCCGGTCGCGGCTGTCTTGCTGCATCTGCGCCTTCTGCTCGTCCGTCAGCCCCGTCCGCCCGGCAAAGCCCGGCCGGTCGCGGCCACGCTGCTCGGCGTTGGCAGCGTTGACGGCGTCGATGCGGGCAAACTCCGCCGCGGCCGCCTCGTCGGAGACGCGGCCCATCCGCCGCCACATCTCAGTCCAGCCCTTTTGGATCAGCCCGGTCGTGGTGTCCCAGTAGGCCACCATCGAATTGAGCACGTTGTCGAGCGCGCCGAGGATGTAGCCGCCCCACTCGCTCGTCGCCATGTCCGTCCACATCTGGTCCCACATGGCGGCCATGCCGATGCCCATGTCGGAGAAGACGTTCTGCACGGCCTCGATCCACGGGTCGAGCGATCCCATGATGGCCTGCTCGCCGCGAGCCCACGCCGCGGCCCATCCGGCCCACAGCACATCGACGGCCCCGGCGAGGTCGCCGGCCGCGATTGCCCGGTAGACGCCTTCGACGGTGAGATTGACGGTGTCGAGGAGATCACCGAAGACGGCGGTCAGATTGCCGATCGGATTGGCGAAGGCGTTGCCGATAACGCCCGCCAGCTTGCGGAAGTCCACGCCGGCCAGTGCCGCGCCGGCTGCCAGCCCGCCGAGGACCGCCACAGCCGCCAGCACCGGCCCGCTCGTGGCAAACGCCCCGACAGCGACCGCCGCGCCCTTGACCATTGCCAGAAAGCCGCTCACCGGCCCGATGGACGCCGCGATCGTGCGAGAGAGCGTCGTCATGGCGAAGCCGAGGGCGTACGTTGCCGTTCCCCAGACCGTGAAGTAGCCGCCGACCGCGACCGCCAGGCGGACGAGAGCCGCGTTGTCGCGGACGAACTTGGCGACAGCCTTCGCGGCACCGGCCACCACGTTGGCGATGCCGACGAACGCCGGCGCGACGGCCTCGCCGACAGCGTTTCCCACGTCCTTAAGCGCCCGCTCCATGTTCTGGATCTCAGCGGTTCGCTCGACGAACGCCCCGCCGACGGCAAGGATCGGGCCGGCAATCGCCGCCCCGATCGCCGCCATGCCCATGCCGGCCGATTCCAGCGTCATGCCGACATCGGCGATCTTCGTGTTGATCGTCGAAAGCGCCGACAGGAACTTCGACGGGTTGGCCCCGATCTCGACGTACACCTGACCGCCGCGGACTGCTGATGCACTCATGGACTACCCTCCGGCGGGACCGAACAAGGCTTCAAGGTCTTCCTGCGTTGCTTCTCGCTTCGGGGGCGGCGGTGCCTTACTGAACGGGTTGAGCTTGGATGCGTCGATCGCCGGCTTGCCCTGCCCACGGTTGGCGTTGGCGAATTGGGCCATCTTCTGCGCCGTGTGCCACCAGTCGGATTCCAGGCGAGCGTCACGCGCCGCCATCAACTCGCGGAGGGTGCGGTGGTCGGGGTCGAGTCCGGTGATGCCTGCACATTCCCAGATGACGGCCCAGGTGCCCGAATAGCCGCCTCCGCGCTGTCGATCATCTGATCCGCCAGCTCCTTCATCCTGGCTGACAGAGCCGCGATCGCGCTGCGGAGGCGCGGGGGGAAAAAAGCGACTAGCTCCTCTTCGACTGCCAGCCCTCCTTGCTCGAGCGACTCGCCCTTGAGTCCGTCGAGGAATTGCTCCTGCGTCAACCCCTTTTCGGTGACCTGCGGCAAGAGGATCGCGTACAGCGTGTCGCCGAGAGCGGAGAAGTTCGACCGCAAGACTTGGAACGTCCTGGCGATCTCGCCGGCGTCGATCAAGTCGAACGGCACCGCCTCGGTCGGGGCCGGCTCGTCGGCCGACTTCGGCGGAAGCACCACTAACACCGAGTCCTTGACTCTCTTCGCCGACGACACGGTCAGAGAGACGTGCCACGGCCTGCCCTCGTTGTCCTTGAACTCTTTCACGTGCGTAGTCCTGTTTGGGTCTTCGTCATCTGGATCGACCACCCCCGCTTGTCGTCGAGGGGAATCGAGTCGCTGACGTTGGCGACGACCGCCGTGAACGAGTAGCCGGCCAGCACGACAGCGATCTCAGTGCCGGCAATGGCTGCCGCGATGGCGGTCGTAGCCGCGGCGTCGTCGATTGTGTCGATGCTGATCGACACCCCATACCCGGTGTGGTACGAGATCGTCGCCCGGCTGCCGAACGGCGTGATCTCTCGCGTGGTGCCGGCAACGCTGACCTGCACGTCGCGGACGCCGGGAACGGTCACGCCGTCCCACGTCACGGAAACGTCACGCCCCAGAGAGATCGCCATGCCGCCCCCTCGTGGTCAGGAGGTCTTCTTCGCCGTCAGCGTGAACGTGACCGGCCCGTCAAGCGGCCGATTCTCCGAGACGTTGAGCACGGTGTAGCCGCTGCCGGCCGACGCCAGCGAGGTCATGACGGCCGTCGCGTCGAGGCACTCAATCTCGGCAACGCGGGTAACGAATCCGCCAGTGGCGGCCTTGAACGAAATGCCGCTTGCGTTGACTAAGCCGCGATGCGTCACGTCGATCGCGGTCGCCTCCTGGTTCCAAGTGACGTTGATAATGCCGGTCGCGCCGTTGTGGCCCGTTGGTGCGCCGCCGTCCCGACCGAGAGCTACTGCCATTGTGATCTCTCCTTACTGGACGCCGCGGGTACAGGAAACGGAAAACGTGACCTTGTCGTCGAGCGGCTCGGACTGGCTGACGCTCGTAACGAGGAACTTGACCGAAGAGAGGTTGTGACCGTTGGCCCCGGTGGCAGTGACGGTGATCACGCTGCCGACAGACACGCCCGGCGCGTCGATGCACGTAAGGTCGAGCGTCTGCTCGGCCCACCCGCGCAGAATCGTCCGCTCGGTGTCGCCGGCCTTCGTTTTGTCGATCTCGGTGAACGTGGTCGTGACCGACCCGTCACTGACGTTGCTGACGCCGGTGTACGTGACGTTCTTGCCGAG